AAAGAATATAAGGATGTAGTGGAGACACTTTACAAGATCGTGGCAGGTGCAACTCCTAGTGGAGACAAAAATAAGAAATCCCCGATGTTCGAGGCACTAACTCCGCCACAGCCCAAAAAACCAGAAGAAATAGAAAACGAAACTAAAGAACTTTCTATTCTAGATGTTGAACCTATAGATACTTGATATGCAGAACAAGTCCGCCATAGAAAAAGAAACTAAAATATTTTTAAAACCGTGTAAAACCAGAAATGAGTTAAAGGCATGGATCAAAAGATATCTTGGATTAGAGCTTCCAGATGTAACTGTCTCTAGATTCTCGGACACGAACCCTTTAGATGTTATATGGCAAGTTTACGATATATGCGTCAATACCAACAATCCCAATAACATTCAAGAGCTTTTATTTGTTGCAGGTCGCGGTTCTGGAAAATGCGTGGTAAAGGGAACCAAAATATTAACTGTACGTGGAATTAAAAATATTGAAGATATTTCTATAGGCGATATAGTTTTTACAGGGTGGGATTGGAAGCCTGTAAAAGACTTTTTTGACGAGGGGATAAAACCTGGAGTTGAAATTAATACAGCTATCGGTAAAAATTCATCAGCTTGGTCACTCACAGGATCTTTGAATCATAGAGTGCAGGTTCTTGATTTTTCTGGAGAAGTTAAGTGGAAATTCTTAAAAGATATAACATTAGATGATTTTGTATATCGTTCGTCTCGCGAACATTTTGAAATAAATACTGACTCTAAACAGTTTAAACAAGGTTGGATTTTAGGTAACATTGTAGGCGATGGACACGTTCAATTAGATAAAAAATATAGTAGAATTACTGTTTGCGGAAGCGACACTGGTCAATTATCTTATTTAGATTCTTTAGTAAAAGAATACTGGGGAATTCAAGCATCAATTAAAAAAAATAGTATTAATAGTTGGAATTATTCTTTTTATAGCAAAAAGATGTGCGACTGGTTTTCCTCTTTGGTGTCTGGTCATTTAGCTTACGATAAAAAATTAAAAACCATAAATCATAGCCCTGATTTTTTAGCAGGTTTTATATCTGGTTTGATGGAAACAGATGGATCAAGAGATTCTATAACTTTAGCTAATAAAGAACTTATAGAACAAATTGGCAATATACTACTTACGTTTGGTGTGGTTTCTTCTTTAAACCATAAAAGAAAAAAAACAAGATTTAGCAAAATAGCAAAAAGAGATGTAAATTATAGTAGTTGTGAATTTAAGACAAGGTTGCCAGATTATTTATTACCCTTATTTAGCAAAAAAACTAAATTTAAAAGATTTGCGGACTCAATGAATGAACAGCACCGTTTTCCTTCTTCTATATTGCGAAATATAGGTGAATATATAAAAAATAAATACAATGCGTCTAATGGCTGGATTACCGTAAATGGAAAAAGAGTTCGATCGTCAATTCCGTTTTCAAAAGAACTATGGGGCAAATCTAAAGACAAGCATAGCTATAGACATAAAATATTAGCCATAAAACAATGGTTAGCTGATCTCAATGACGATAAGGTTGATTATTTAAATTTCGTATTAGATGGTTATTTTGAAAAAGTTTCACAGGTTTCTTTTAAAGAAGCATACTTTTATGATCTTGAAATTCAAGACACTCATGCATATTGGTCAAATGGTTTTATAAGTCATAATACGTTGGGTATGGCAATAGCTGAACTCATGATATTACTTCACGATAAAAGAGAGGTCGTTCACGTTGGAGCTATTCAAAATCAGGCAGAGAGATGTTATAGCTATCAAAAGAATTTTTTATTTAATAAAAAAATAAAACCGTTGGTGATGAGAGCGGATTTGCCTGAGGATCAGCGTATATTAGAAAAAGCTAATATGTCTAAGTCTGTCTTTAACGTAGACAGAGAAAAGCTTACGCTTGAAGTAATTCCCTGCACCTTAAAAGCGTGTCTAACTAGCGATAATGATTTACTTTTATCAGATAATAGTGTTAAAAAACTTAAAGAAGTTGTCCCTGGAGATGTATTACAGTCGCCATTAGGACCAACAAGAGTTTTAGAAAATAAACCGTTGCTTAAAGAGTGCATGATAGTAGAATTAGAGGATGGAAGAGTTATTAAAGGATCAAAAGACCACAGAGTGTGGACAGCAAGAGGATGGGTTGAATTGCAAAACCTCACAGAGCAAGATGAAATACTGTAAGTCTTGTAAAAACTTACTTCCACACTCTAATTTTTCAAAAAGAAATAAAAATAAAGACGGATTAGATACGTACTGTAAGGTGTGTAACGCTTCTAAAAGTAAAGAGTGGAATTATAAAAATAGAGATCGCAGACGACAGATTAACGCAGCGTACGCTTTGAGAAATCGAGATAAGGTTCTTCAAGACATGAGGAATTGGTATCAAAATAATTCAGAGCGATGTAAGAGTAATGTTGCCAATAGAATAAAAGAAAGAGAACAAGAAGATATAAACTTTAAATTAAAGCGAAGAATTAGAAGTAGACTTTGTTCTGCCTTAAAGCGTAATTATAAAACTGGATCTGCAGTTAAAGACCTGGGGTGCTCCATAGAACAATTTAAAAAGCATCTCGAGGATCAATTTCAAATAGGAATGACTTGGGATAACTATGGCAAGTGGGAAATAGATCACATAATTCCGTTAGCATCCGTAGATTTAACAAATGCAGAAACTTTTGCTAAAGTTGTACATTTTACAAATATGCGTCCATTGTGGAAAAAAGATAATCTAGATAGGAGATTTCATGTCAAGAGTAATAAAAAAGACTGAAATTGGCCAACAAGAAGTTTATCAAATAGAAGTAGAAACATTATCTAAAAATAACATATTAGCAAATTCTTATCAAACTGCAGATAAGATAATACACGCCAATTGTAACGGCCCACACGTGCCGTTAGTTGTAGTAGATGAGATTGATACTGTTTCCGGTGAAGGCCTTAAGGCATTCAAAGAAATATCTGGAATGCTTGACTCTAAGGGAGGCAAGAAGGCTCTTAGAGTTGGTATTTCTACTAGAAAAACTAGATATGGATTGATGAATCAAAAGATCGAAGAAATGGAGGCTTCTCCGGACGCTACTCGCGTTGTAAAAAGATGGACCGCGTTTGAATTCACTGAAAGATGCCCTGACTCAAGATCTGGAACAAATCAAGTAGATTTATATGTCAATCAAGACAAAATGGAGGTGTTGCTTCCAGAGGAATTTCTTAAAAAAGATAAAAATAAGCAAAAAGAATACGTTTTACATAAAGGATATGATGGCTGTGTTAAATGTCCACTGTTCTCTATATGCTTGACTGACGCTAAAAAGCAAACATCAAAATCCCCAATGCTAAAAACATTAGATGAACTTGTGCAGAAGGTAAGGTCCGAGGGATCTGACTGGGCACTTGCTCAGTTAATGAACTTGAAACCTTCTGTGGAGGGCATAATTTATAGAGAGTTTGATGAAAAGGTGCATGTTAAAAATTGGAACCAGATGTGGCTTATACTAACAGGTAAAGAGTATCCAGGCGAATGTAATCACGACATGTTTGTTAAGAAGTGCCACGAAATGAACCTTCCTTGTTATTCTGGGATTGACTGGGGTTTTTCATCTCCAAATACTGTGGTATTTTTCTTTGTAGACAAAAGAGACAACGTGTACGTTGTTAAGTGCGATGGAATGACTTATATATCTCAACCGACGTGGATACATCACATTAAGACTAAATATCATAATTTATATAGATGTCAATTATATGTTCCAGACGCGGCGGATCAAGGCGCCATACAAGAAATGCAAAAAGCTGGTTTGCCTGTAGCGAATCAGATGGATAAAGGCGCAATAAATACCGGTATACAAGTTATTAAAAAGTTCTTAAAGATGCCGGGTTCTACAGAGGCCAAGATCTTTTTTGCTAAAGAGACATGTCAACCAATATTGACAGAGTTTTCACTTTATCACTATAAGATAGATGCGGCTGGTTTAGTCACTGATGATCCAGATAGTGAATATGATCACTGGCTTGACGCGCTTAGATATCCTTTAACGCTTTTATTTGGTAAGGCTCATATAATATTGGGCGGCGGACTATCTTTTGACAATATAGATGGATTAGTCGATAAAAATGGCAACTTCAGTAGGATGCCTTCGCCTGCAGAATACGCCATGACGCAAGGTATAAAAATAAATGATACGGCACCAGATATATCAAAATTAGGCAAATTAGGCAAGATATCTGAGATAGAGGATGACTCCGACGACCCTTCCTCTGGAGGGGACGGAGGATTCCTTTGGAGCTTTTAAGTAACTCAAAGGTATAATATTGGTATGGCATTTTGGGATGATTGGTTAAGGGGCAGAATACAAGGAGAGATAAACGATCTGTTGAAGGCAGATGGCGTTGCGCCACCTAGTGCGCCGACAAGCGGCGATTCTTTGCCGGATTCTCCAGAAAAAAGTCACGATGCTTCTGATCAAATAGGGCGAAAGGCCATCGTAGATGATCCTTATTTTGATCTTCAAGGAACTCAAGTTAATTTTAAACATAAATTAACTAGAATATCAAACAAAACCCTTAAAGAAGTCTCTGTAAGAGA